TGCTTTTTTAGATGGTAAAAAAGGTAGTAAAGATTTAAAAGATTATGATGTGGTAAAAGAAATACCAAAGAGTTATGAAGCAAAGCCGAGAGGTCATAAATCTGCCAAGAAAGCACCAAGAAATATGAAAGATAACGGACATCATCCAGATTATAAAAAGTAATAAAAATGAGCAAAGCATTATTCATAACTAATACGGACTTAAAAAGATATAGTGTACTTGATGGCTCTTTAGATCCTGACAAATTCTTGCAATATATAGAGGTGGCTCAAGATATTCACTTGCAAAGATATATGGGTACTGACTTATATAATAAGATAAGTGCTGATATAATTGCTGATTCATTAACAGGCGACTATTTATCGCTTGTAAACACCTATATAAAGCCTATGACAATCTTTTGGGCATTGGTTGAGTACTTACCTTTTGCAGCATATCAAGTTGCTAACAAGGGAGTTTTTAAGCATACCTCCGAAAATAGCACATCTGTTGAAAAAGATGAGATAGATTATTTAGTAGAGAAGAATAGGAATATTGCCCAACACTATTCGCAAAGGTTCATTGATTATATGTGCTATAACGGAGATGATTATCCAGAATGGTCAAGTAACACAAATGAAGATATAAGTCCAAGTAGTAATAATTCATATAACGGATGGCAAATTTAAAAAGCGAAAAAACTAAATTAAAGAATATAAAAAAGTTAAAAAAATACCTAAAAAAACAGAGCGATGACTTGGGGAAAAATATACAATAGTACTTGGTGGGGTAATCCCATTAAAGATGGTTGGGGAGGTATTTATTATGACATCGCTAATCTCATCGTAGGTGTATATGCTGACAGGGTGGAGGATGATGGTGGAGTGGTTGAAGCCGAGCAATGCCTTAGTACTTTTATTGAGTTTTTACAAAATAATTAATAATATAAAAATGAGAACATATATAATAGTACCTTTTGCAGATGTAACCGAGGAGATAATGGAATTGGTTGTTGAGAGTAATGTAAATAGTCTAAGACATTCCGTTAAAGGCGAGGATAGAGTAGTGCTAAAATACGAGGGTGAAACGCCTGTTGAATTGGAAGATTATGCACCATATACACATGAGGAGATTTTAGTGGAAATGGCAACGGCTGATTGGACAAAAGAGGAGGTGTAGTTATGAGTTTGTATGATGAAGCCATATTAATCCAAAAGCCGAGTGGCTACAAGGCTGAAAAGCTTTATAATGTAAAACCATCTCCACAAGTATCCGAGCAATCAAGCCTTGAATTTGATGGTGTTGATGATTGTCTTATTACTGATGGGGATAGTGTAGCACAACCTACTACTTATTCTTTTTGGTGTAAGGCGAGTGAAACAGGTTATAATAGGGGTGTATTTGGACATGGAGCAGATAATATAGGTGCTTTTCATTTTAATGGGAGTTCTAATAGACCATTATTGTGGTTAGAAGGAAATTATTTTAGGTATTGGGTTGATACATCTGCACAAGATGATGGCAAGTGGCATCATTGGGTAGTTTATTCAGATACAAATGATGTAACAAATTCAAAGTTATATTGTGATGGTGTATTGCAAGATGTATCATCCACAGCATCAACAGGTAGTGCCAATGCTTATACTGAGGGATTAACCATAGGTGCAGACAAGCAATCAAGTGGTAATTATTTCAACGGCTCAATTTCAGACTTTGCAGTATTCAGTAGTGAGTTATCAGCAGCAGATGTAACCGAGATTTACAATTACGGCAGTCCAAATGATTTGTTGTTACCAGCATCTTATGGTACTGACATCGCACAAAGTTCAACAAAGAGTGTGGAATTTGATGGGGTGGATGATTATTTGGATTGTGGTGATATTTTAAATTACACAAACGACTTTACTATTAGTTGTTGGATAAAAGCATCAACAGGAACAGATGCTTATAATGGTCTTATCACAAAATATTCTACTTGGGGTTGGGATTTAATTCTTAATAATGGTCAAATCAGAATGGGATTAAGAGGTTCAAGTCAGATTGATACTGGTCCTGTGGGAAATGATTTGAGGGATAATAAATGGCATTACATAGTCGCAGTAAACACAAATACAAGTATAAATATATATATTGATGGAGTGTTAAAAAGAACATCAACAGGAACTTGGACACCGACAACAACTACACAGGTATTAAAAATTGGTCATCGTGATGGTATAAACTATTTCAACGGCTCAATTGACAATGTAGGAATTTACGACAAAGCATTAACACAAGCAGAAGTAACACGACAATATAATGGAGGTCAGCCTATTGATTTAAGCACAGATGCTACATCAGATAGTTTGGTGGCTTATTATAAAATGGGCGATGGTACATTGGATGAATACTCATTAATAGCAGACCAAACGGATGCTACTTTGGGGAGTGAGCTGATTGGAGATGGAGGATTTGAAAGTGGTACAGATAGTTGGAATAATGATGGTGGTGCTACAACCATAAGCCAGTCAACTGATTATAAAAAGAGTGGGACTTATTCATTAAAAGTAGTCCAGAGTGGAGGGAATTATGATAGAGCCTATAAAACTATTACAACTGTTGTAGGTAAGACATATAAGTTTTCATCTGATACTTACAAACCATCAAGTAGTCAAGATGTAGCATATATTATGAGAGTCGCAACTAATACTGGTGATACTACTCCAGTTAGTGAAACTATATCAACACTAGATGCTTGGGTAAATACGATTGGATATTTTACAGCAACTGCAACTACATATTATATAGTTGCTTTCCCACATAATGATTCGGCAGGTAATGATACTATCTATATTGACGATGTATCAATAAAAGAAGTACAAGGAAACCCAGCAATAATGACAAATATGTCATCAAGCGACATAACAACAGATGTTGCTTTGAGTGTTGTTAATGACTTGGAATCTTACTACCAAATGGGCGATGGAATATTAGATAATTATCCATTGATTGCTGACCAAACTGATACTACTCTGGGGAGCGAGGTAGTTGTTAATGGAGATTTCTCAAGTGCAACTGATTGGACAGTAGATACTGATTGCGGTTATATTGATACAACCGAAGGTGTTTTTAATATTGATAATACAAGTGTGGGTGGTGGAATTAGGCAGATGGGTAAAGGTATAACTTTAGGTAAAACATATTTATTTACATTTACAATTGTAGAAATAACATCAGGTACTTGCTCTATATACCCAAGATTGAGTAAGGCTTCTGGAACTCACAGAACTGCTGCTGGTACTTATTCCGAATATATTTATGTTGATGACTTTACCTACGGAGATAGGCTTGATGTTAGGGGAGATACTGGAGGAACTGCAAAGATAGATAACGTATCAGTAAAAGAAATAGGAGGCAATCCAGCAATGATGACCAATATGTCAAGTGCTGACATTGTAGCTTGGACTCCTAATATTGAAACTGATTTTGATGTTGCAAGGTCAAGCACAACTACAAGAATAAACGCAAGTGGTTATATTGAGCAAGTTGCTGCCAATGTTCCTCGTTTGAATTACGATAGTGGAGATAGTTGCCCTTACCTATTAACAGAGGCTGCTGGAACTAACCTAATAACATATCCTATTTCATTCGGTAATAGTTATTGGACAAAGAGTGGTGCGAGTATTGAGGGAGATTCAAGTACTGCTGGGAGTGAGCAATTAGGTACGGCTGATAATGATTGGGATGTAACAAATACACAATGGGGAATAAGTGGCGGTGTTTTAAGCTACACATCAGGTGCTAATGGTGACACAACTTATGAGGGGTTAACATACGGTACATTTACTTTCAGTGATGGTAAGATGTATAAGATTGATATTAGTATAGCTAATAGTGGGAATGATGCTAGATTTCAACTTAGAGACCATAATGGTTATGTTGTTGTACCATCAGGTATATATGCAGATGGTTCTTATTCATTTTATTTCACAGCCTCATCTGATAATAATAGTAATAAATTAGTTATTAGGGGATTAAATTCGGGTAGTAGCTTTGACTTAACGTCCTATTCAATCAAAGAAGTACAAGGCTTTGAAGCACCTAAAGAAAAACCGAGTGTTGCGAGTGAGCTTGTAACGGATGGATACCCATTTGTTAATGGAAGTTGGAGTAAACAATCAGCGTGGACAATCAGTAATGGAGAAGCAGTTTATGGTGGTATATCTAACCATTATATACATCAGCCGTTTGTTGTTGAACAGGATAAGATTTATAAAGTTGAATTTACAACAGATGCTTCATCAAGGACACTTTTGGCGAATGAATCCAATTTACAGTTATTTGAAGGAATTTTAGATGCTTATAGAAGTGCAGGAACTCATATTTTTTATGCAAAAGCATTACACACCTCTACTAATATAAGGTTCTATGGATATGGAAGTGGAGGAGCTTTCAATATGAGTGTTCTTTCAGTCAAAGAAGTAACATCTTGGAGTGGTGGAGGCTTTGAAAGAGATGCTTACAAACTTGTTGAGGATACTGCAACAAGTAGGCACAGATGTACTACTGATAATATTCTTACATCATCTGGCAATGCTCATACATTATCTGTATATGCTAAGGCAGACACAAGGGATTGGATAGGTCTTGAAATGTATGGTGTGGGGGACAGAATGGCTTGGTTTGATATAGCGAATGGTGTGGTCGGCACTAAACAAGCAAACATAACAAGTTCAGAAATAGTGGCTATGGCTAACGGATGGTATAGATGTTCTATAACTCAAAATGCACCTAGCAGTCAAGGGATGTTTGGTGTATTTGTAGCTGATGAAGATGATTCATATTCATATGCTGGTGAAAATAAAAGTGTTTATTTGTCTTATTTACAAGTTGAAGAAAGCGACTATGCAAGTAGTTTAATGCTTCCTGTAACAGAGGGAAGTACGACAAGTAGAGTAGCTGATGCAATTACAAATGCTGGTAATCAAAGTTTGTTTAGTGGGGTTAATAGTAGTGGTGTGTTGTATGCAGAGATTGCTGCTAATAGTGATGATTTGACAGATAGATTTCTCTCAATATCTGACGGTACATCGGTAAATAGGATTAATATTGGTTATTCAAATACATCAAATCTAATCTTTGCACTTGGTTACGTTTCTAATTCTAATCAATTTTTAATGGCTTATACCTTAACAGATATAACAGACTTTCATAAAGTGGCAGTTCGTTACACAGAAAATGATTTTAGTTTTTGGATTGACGGAGTTGAAGTGGCAACCGATACAAGTGGGAGTACATTCTCGGCTTCTACATTGTCAGAATGTGCATTAAATGTAGGCGGAGGGGGTTCTAATTTCTACGGCAAAACAAAAGCACTTGGTGTGTTTGATTATTTGAGTGATGATGAAATGGAAACTTTAACAACATAGTTATGATATATAGGCTAAGTTTTACAACAAAAGATGAGTGGATTTCGGTTAGAAATACTTTTGTATTGCCTGATGAAGATGGTAACTATCCAAATCATTCAATATATACTGCTCAAGTTGCAGAGGGAAGCATAACTATCAGAGAAGTTGGTCATGTGCCATATCCACCAGAATACGATGAGGAGGGTAATATAATTAAAGAGGGTGGATTCTATACAGATTGGGCAGTTGATATTGTGAGTGACTATGAACTACCTGTCAACAAATATATAATAGAAAATAAACATTGGTATAACGAGTGGGTGTAATGGAGCATTTAAGGACTGTTTTAACGACATTAGGAGGTAGTATTGTTTCATTTGCCAATTTTAAATTGATGTCTATATCGGTCACAGAACAAATGGAGGTGGCAAACGGCATTATCGGTATTCTGGTAGGTTTGTTAACTATGGCTTATTTAATGATAAAAATAACCAAACAGAATGGTAAACAAGATAATAAGAGTGATAGCCGAAAGGCTTAAAGCAGAAAGCCCAGATTTGTTTAAGGCGATAAGCAAGTATGCTATGTACACAGGAGCAGCAATAACTATTGCTTTATTATTTCCGTTGCCATCTGCGATAGTGTCAGTATTAACTTTATTGCTCGGAATATGCGCTGGATTAACAGGCTCTTCAGAATTAACAAAAAAGTAAATTTGGTGTTTTCAATAAATAGTCTACCTTTGTCGGTACGCTATGGGAAGCGAGAAATTAGTAATCGTATCATTAAAAAAATAAACAAATGGAAGATTTAAAAAAAGCACTCGGCACGATCATTAATGTTGCCGAGAAATCAGAGTTAGCAATGCAAGATGGTAAAATTAGTATTGCAGAGGGTGTAGGAATTGCAATGTCAAGCATTGGATTTATCGGAATTGTCAAAAACGCTAAAGACCTTTTCAATGAATATACTGCTTTATCTGAAGAAGAAAAAGTAGAGTTATATGATTGGTTTGAGTTGGAATTTGATCTTGTAAACGATAGCATTGAAGATGTTGTTGAGGGTGTATTTAGTGTATTGTTAAACTTAAATGACCTCTGGAACTCGGTTGTTTAACATCAAAAAGTCTTAAAAATGGAGGTGGCAGTATCCGAAAATGGATATTGCTATTTCGCATTTTAAAGCGTTCTAATAGCACGAAAGCCTTTGTCGTATGTTAGTATTAAAAAGTTGAGAAACGATTAATA